AGTGGGGTCATATCGTGGCTTCCTTAAGACGCTTGAGGAGAACCTTGATGAAAGTTCGGTGGTTCAAAAGAGCGTTTTGATGTGTGTCTATGAGCTGTTGTTGAGAGGTCAACTCCTTGTCCATTACCTCTAGGCGTTCTTGGAGGTTCCTAAGGGAGATGTCTAAGTGGACTACGAGTGCTACTAGGAAAATTGTGAGTGCTTTGAATACCATAGTCCTTAGTCTGGGAACATACCTCCATCAGTCAACACTTTTGAGTTGTTTTTACCCCTTTTAAAGTACACTCTTATCCTTCACATAAGGAATTTTTAAGGGAGGACGTTGTAGGAGGGAATTTACTTACAACACTCTTTTATCAAAGGCCCACTAAGTGTATCCTATAAGGAAAATTTTACCCTTGGGTCAGAATCTCGTCAAGCTTATTCTATCGGAATTGTTATTATTTTTGATTACCTCGTCCCTTTCCCGTCGTTCAACACCGCATCCTGAATAGATGTTGTTGATTATCAAGGACTTAGCTCATAATACTGAGATTTTGTTCTAAAACAGCGTTGACTGAAGGGCTTGTTCTCTCCTGAATAGGGTTCCATGCACCAACACACTCAGATGGATTTGTTCTCCACCAAAGCCAAAAGGCCTCTTAGTGAAGCTCCTAGGTATACTAAAGGAACCTATAGAGGTAATCTAAACCAAAAGGCACTACATGTTGAGGGGGAGTTCTCGACATGCGACCCTCATCCAATATACGAGGGGTTGTTCTATGGTAATAATCAGACCGTTGGGAACCAACGGTGGGCTACCGAAGACTACTGGATAAACAAAGGCAGAACGCCTCCCTCGGAAATCCTAGCGAAACGCAAGGCGGCTGTTGAGTATAACCGAACAAAGCCCGACCACGAGCCTCCTGTGCATGAGGACGGAATAAAGGTGGGGAACATCAACCAAGACGCAATGCAGGTCGCTTGGAAGCCCACACAAGGCAACGCTCATCCAGTTTACGTTAATTATAGGTATTGGGCTACGCGAGGGGGCAAGCAGCGATGGTTGTCTCTTGAAGCATTTGAGAAGCAACAGGAGCAAAAGAAAGACTGGGAGGCTTCCCCAGAGGGACGAGCTAAGAAAGCAGAATCCGCCAAGCGTTACATGGAAAAGAACCCTGAAAAAACTACTGGGTATCGAAGTATATTTCAACGAGCCTATGATGAATACAAGGAGGGCGTTATCAACAAAGAAGATTACGAGAAAGTATGTGCGTTAGGTAGAACGCAAGTTATTTTAAATACGGGACTAGCTAGAAAAGACAAGTGGAACCTTGACCATATCATCCCTGAGACACACGGAGGTCTTACAACAGTCCAGAATCTACAATTTGTTAGTGCCTCTTGGAACTCCGCTAAACGAGACCATAATCGCAACGTAAACGCCCTACAAGGCCCCGACTACGACGTTTGGTATCATACCCCTTATGCGTTCCCAAAGTGCCGTGAGTGGACTCTCAGCCTAGCTGACAAGGAAATCACCAAGTTAACGTTTGTGCCGAACCCCCACGGGACTTAAAGTAAGCATCTTGGAACCTCTGGAGTTCGTTGTTGAGTAAGTCCTCACGGCGTTCCCGCATCTTGACTTCTGCGTCCTGTGCGAGTTGCTCAACCCAGTAATTAACAGCAATCGCTAGGGCGTCCAGACGGTCATCATGGGTAATAGCACCACGTTCCCTTGTCAGACGCGACATCTGGTAGAACAAAGAGTACTTCAGTTGGCTTTCGTGGGGATACTTCTGGATTGTCTCGTAGTCCTCCTTAATAACATCAGGGTCAATCACGAGCTTATGACCAGCCATGACTGGTTCAAGTGTATCAATAATCCGTTTCTCTTTCTGGGTGCTGTGGCGTACTTCTTCGATACTTACGGGGTATATCCTGTTGAGAACGGGCTTCAGTAGTTCCGAAAACATGCCGTCTCCAAAATTTGACTCGGTGATGATGTAGTTTACCTTGTGTTCCTTAGCCATCTCAGCGAGGGCTGTAAGTGTCTGCTCGGAATATCCGCCAGAGAGTCCACCTGCGGCTGGCACGTAGAGATACCCATTGAGCATCTTACAGACCGCATAACCAGTCTCGTCTTTACCACGACCAGCAGGGTCAACCGCAAGAACAGAGCCAGTAAATGGGATGTGTTCCCCCATGACCTTCATAGGCCTGTAATAACGCTCACCAGCAAATGCTACATTAGGCACCGTAGAGTCCCACTCAAGGTCGGGGTCTCGTGCCCACACGTAGCGTTCAGGAGCAATCTCGTTGTCTATGCTCGTAACAATCAGGTCGGATATCTTAAGGGGGAACTTGTCGATGTCCGAAAGGCGACTGTCCAACATGAACTGCATGGCGTAACCCGCAGAACCATAACTGATTTTACGCTCTGCTAGGTCAACGTCAGAGAACCGTAGAGGTTCTGTAGAACGCCCTTTGTTATCAGAATGCACGCAGAATGGCGCGACGTTGCCATTGTACGTCCTTTCGTTGTAATCTGGGGTAATGTATTGCGCGGGCCATATACGGCTCTTGTAGCCCCGTTCTTGTAGCTTGTTGTAGATGCTGTCCTCGGTCTGGGGTGTACCAAGAAAAAGAATCTTACAAGTGTCGTCTGGCTTCAGGATAGCGTCAAACTCCTTTACCTGCTCTGAGAGCTTCTCCCGCATGAGCTGGGTAGCACTATTGTTAGCAACCTCGATGTCATCCGCAATGATGATGTCAGCACGGCTACCTGTGAGCTGTGAGGTAACACCGAGGGATTTTACTGAGGGAGCGTGAGAGGCGGGCGCAGGGCCAACGTCGAAGCTAATCTTTGACTGTCGCTGGGAGTCCTTAGGCTTGAGGTGCTGCAATATCGGCATCTCATTTATGAGCCTAAGCGTGAAGGTAGAGAAGTCGTCCGAGCGGGTCTTAGAAGCAGACACCACAAGGATGTTGAGACTGGGGTCTAGGAGTAGCTGGTGAACCACATAGGCAGAACAAATCCAAGACTTCCCACACCCACGGAACGCCTGTACGATTGCTCGCTTGTCGCCATGCTGCATGTAGTCAGCGATGTCGTACTGTAGAGCGGTGGGGTCGGGCAGGTTCAATTGCTTCCATGCCAGATAGAGGAAGTTCTTGAAGTCCTTTAGCTGTGGAGGGATTTCCATACGTTACTTATTGCGCCCACGGTTCTCCTTCTTCGACTGAATACGGAGGTTGGACGGGCGATTGTCCATAGGCGAGCGGTTCTTGTGGTCTACGTCTTTACCTCGAACGGCTGCTTCGCCTTTCTTCTTAATCATCAGTCTGCGAGCCTTGTTGCGGCTGCTACGACGAGCGCGTTGCTCAGGCTTGGAGTGGTAGTTTTCGTACTCTTTCTTGTAATCTCTTGGCATAGTCTTAGGGGGCATCGGTCACGATATTAGCGGCCGTCATGTTATACATCTGGAACACGCAGTTGTTTGCTGTTCCATTATCTTGAAGGTAAGGGTAGGTATCCCCATCGCCCATACGCCACCAGTGTTTCGGAGGGGTCGCAAGTTGCGACAGGTCGTGGGTAGAGCCGCTGTTGTAGATACCAGCAACATTAGAAGTCCTGTCGGAGTCCCAGATGGCTAGCTCGTCAATCTTACCGCCCTTCTGGTAGTTCCCGCTAGCGTACCTTCCGATACGCAGGTTTTGACCAGAGATAGCACCAGACCACCCGTAGTTACCGTGGGTGTTCGAGAGTGTCTGAATCGCCCCGTCGATATAAACAGCAAAGCGACCATAGTAGTTGGATAAATCCCCAGATGATGCACCTGTAGTTCCTCCGTCATAGGTAACAACAACGTGTTTCCAAGTTCCTGCGGGGAGGCTGTTGCTTGGGGACATTAATTGGAGATAGTTATTTCCACTACCGTAGCGCACTCTAAGCCTATCAAAACCGCCTACATAGCGAAGCTCCAAGTGCGCTCCATTAGTTACATCATTAGAACCGTAGTAGAAAATACTTTGACCCGTGCCGTCTGTGCTTCCCTTGTACCAGAAAGCAATCGTCCAAGCGTCCCCAGAACCAGCACCGTTACCAGAACGACCTAGGGTGGAGTCCAACAGGGCGGCGTTAGCTCCCATGTAGTCGTAGTTGAACATCTCAACGCTCTTGGTGTTTGCGTAAGGAGGCGTAGAGATAACGAGGTCAATATCCTCTTCGTCCACTCCGTAGTAGTTAATAGCACGAGCGGTGAGCGTGTAGGTGTCTGATACCAGCTCTGAGCCGCCAATCAGTTTTCTGTTGTTACC